GCATGGCAGGTTCAGATACTTTTTCGACTTATATTCTTGCTTCCGACATAGCGGCGGTTGATGCCGATGGAGTATGTACTTCCCAAACTCCAAGCGGAGCAGGGAACCTTACTATTAACGGCGCTCTTGCTGCCGGTGGGGAGGCTACACTTGTTCCTGCTCGAAACGTGACGGTTACCTCGGGCGGATCGAGTGAAACAGGGAAAAATTTTACTATTACAGGTACAGATGTTAATGGGAATGCAGTCAGTGAAGTAATCGCTGGTCCGGGGAGTTCAGCAACTGTCAACACTACCAAGGTTTTTAAGGTAGTCACACAGGTTTATGTTGATGCAGCCACAGCCGGAGCGGTAACTGTTGGATCAGGTACTACCGTTTCAGAAACCATATTTGCAGGTAGAGCAAGAATTCGTGGGATTTACTTTGTAAATAGTGGTTCGGCAGGTCCTTTGGATTTTGTTAATGGAAATAACGGTGATACCGTTATGAAGCTATACACTACTGGAACTGCCGCTACAGCAGATTATCCAGATGTCCCAGACGAAGGGATTTTGTGTCCTGATGGTGCGTTTGTTAATTGTTTAGCGGCAAGTTTTACAGCTCTTACTGTGTTCTATAACTAAATGTATAACGTAGAAGAAGTCATTAAAGAAGAAATTAGGTCTTGGTCTAAAGAAGCGTTAGAGCAAATTAATCCTAATTTCAACGGGTTACCACCGTGTCCTTATGCCGAAGGTGCATGGGCAGATGACAAGGTGGGAATAGGATTTAAGACGTGTCCGTCTTTCCAAGATTTAACAACGATTGTTTCAACTTGGGACGATAAGCATGATTTAGTGATTTTAGTTGATTTGGACTATATGCGAGATCGAGAGGTCTTTTATCAGCATATTGATGGATTGAACGAAGCTATTTCCCAACGGATTTTTATAGAAAAAGATATTTGGTTAATGGCGTTTCATCCTGATGATGAGCCTAACGAATTGGTGTATGCCCATGAAGATTTAAAAAGCGTAATAGATATTAGTTATGCGATGATATTTATCCAACGTCTGAGTAAGTTGCATGAGGCGGCGGAAAAGTTAAAGAAAACAGGGTATTACAAAGAGTACGAGCAACAGTTTGGTTTAATGGATATGTTAAGGGTGCGAGAAACCTATTACCGGAGGTTGAAAGATGGCTAAAAAGAAACAAGGGTATGACGCTCGATTAGATGAATCCTTGGGCGAACGCAATCGAGGCAAAAAGTCTCAAAGTCTAGCTTCTCGTCGTCGAGAAAGTGAAGGGACGGAAAAATCTATGGGGCGGCGCAAGTATTCTGCCGTTAGTACCATGGATAAAGGTAATCGCAAGAGAGGTTCGAAAGCAAAAAGAGTTGTTAACTTAGGAGCGGGAGGACCGGTGGGAGGAACCACTTCCTCACGTAACTCTGATCTTACTCCGCAGCACAAACGGATGGCAATGGGACAAAAAGTGCCTCAAGGTAAAACGCCGGTAAAACTGGCAATAGGTGGCCTCGCCCATAGTAAACCCGTAAAAAAGCGTGGCGGCGGCGCAGCGGTTAAAAAAATGAAAAGAGGCGGCAATCCGGGTGGTCGTAGACGGTAATGGCAACGTCAGGGTCTACAGATTTTGAGCTGGATGTAGCGGATTACATCGAAGAAGCGTTTGAACGGTGCGGCCGTACTGTGCGCACTGGTTATGACCTTAAAACCGCTAAACGCTCCCTTAATCTTTTGTTAGCTGAATGGGCTAATAGAGGGCTTAATCAGTGGACTATCGAGGAAACCAGCTTAACTTTGGCTAAAGACATTCGTGTTTATCCCGGCGGAACTCTAACCATGACGGTGGCCGCGTCAGGCAGTTTTTCTGTCGGAGAAACGATTACGGGTGGGACAAGTGCCGCGACGTGTCAAATTACGAGTTTACCGTCAGCTACAAGTTTTGCCATAACCCTTCCTACCGGCACGTTTTCAAGTGGGGAGACATTAACTGGTGGAACCAGTGGTGCTACCACTACCTTGTCTGCCGCAGTGGATTTTTCTGATGTTCGAGGAACCATTGATCTTTTAAGCGCAGTTCTGCGGCGGGATAACACGGATTATTCTATTCCCCGTGTCAGTAGGGACGATTATTTAACTATTCCAAATAAAAGTACCACGGGAAGAGTAGATCAGTTTTTTCTTAATCGCTTAATTACACCTCAACTAGAGCTTTGGCCTACTCCTGAAAACAACACCGATATTTTAATTTTTAATCGTTTAACACGTATACAGGACGCGGATACTTTTATAAATACGATGGAAGTTCCCTTTCGGTTTTATCCTTGTTTAACCGCCGGATTAGCTTATTATCTTTCTTTGAAAATAGCTCCAGATCGGACAACGCTTCTTAAAGCCGTATATGACGAAGAATTTATTATGGCAGCTACTGAAGATCGAGATCGGGCGTCGCTTACAATTCAACCTTCTGTTTCCTATGAGAGGTTGAATTAATGGGTAAGTTTGCTACGGGAAAATATGCGTTAGGGACTTCGGATCGTTCGGGGTTTGTTTATAAGCTAAATGATATGCGCAAAGAATGGACAGGCTCTTTAGTGGGACCGGACGAATGGGAAAAGAAGCAGCCTCAGTTAGATCCCCGCAAACACGTAAGCGACCCTCAAGCGTTAAGAAATCCAAGACCAACAACCCCCACGGTCTTATCGGTTTATGTGGGAGTTCCTGACGTAGCTTTTAATGGCACATGGACCCCTATTAATTGTTTTGGTCAAGTAGGAACAGTGACGGTGACAACAACATAATGGCTTTTACTTACGCACAGTTAAAAACGGCAATACAGGACTACACTCAAAACAGTGAAACGTCGTTTGTCACTAATTTGCCTGTTTTTATCAGATCCTCTGAAGAGCGGATTTTAAAAACGGTTCAGTTGACGTTGTTTCGTAAAAATTCCGCAGGAAATATGACTCAGAATGATGAATATTTATCTATGCCGAGTGATTTTTTAGCGCCTTTTTCTTTGTCATATACCGATTCTGACAACGATAAACATTTTTTAGATTTTAAGAGTGTTAATTTTATACAAGAATTTAACCCCGATAAGACTACTACGGGGGGACCGCGTTATTACGCTAATTTTGATGTAGACAACTTTATCATTGGCCCTACTCCCGACAGCAGCTATGACGTGGAACTGCATTACTACTACCGGCCTGACAGTCTTACTGCCGGAGCAGATGGTGCTACTACGTGGTTAAGCACTAATGCGGAGCTTACCTTGTTGTATGGCTGTTTAATTGAAGCTTATGTTTACATGAAAGGTGATCCCACTTTAATGCAGGAATACGAACAGCGTTTTGCGGAATCGTTAGTAGCTCTTAAACAATACGGAGAAGCCAAAGAAGTTACGGATGAATACCGTACTGGTATGGTTATTAGGGAAAAACAATGAAGACCCCGGAGCTTGGAATAAGTAACGATTTTAAAGTAGAAGTTGTAACTACTCAGAACAGGGGGCATACGCCCGAAGAAGTGGCCGAGTTGTGTATAAACAAAATTGTAGGTATTTCAGCGACGGCAGATCCGATAATTCGACAACAGGCGGAAGCCTTTAAAACGCAAATTAAACAAGTAGTTATTCATTATATGAAGCAAGCAATTCAAAGTGACAGAACCACGGTTTATAATGCTTTGTTAGATGCCGGGGAACCCAAATTAGCTGACTTGATTAGGACATTATGATATGGCTTTCACAGGAAACTTTATGTGTACCAGCTTTAAAGTAGAACTTTTGAAGGGTGTACATAACTTTACTAATAGTACCGGAAATACTTTTAATATTGCTCTGTACGACAACAATGCCTCTTTTACGGCTGCAACTACGGCCTATACTTCCAGTAATGAAGTGTCAGGAACGGGCTATACAGCTAAAGGTAATTCTTTGACTAATGTTACGCCTACCAGTACAGGCACTACTGCTTTTACCGATTTCAGTGATACTACTTGGAGTAGCTCAACTATTACGGCGCGAGGAGCGATGATTTTTAATGACACCGCTTCTGGAGATCCTAGCGTGGTGATTCTTGATTTTGGATCGGATAAGTCTTCAAGCTCTTCGGATTTTACTATTGTATTTCCCACTGCCGATTCGACGAGTGCCATTATAAGGATAGCTTAATATGGAAGTAAATGTGACCGGAGTGTATGCAACTGGGGAAATATCAGGGGTTAATGTCTGGTCTGAGATCATTCCTAGTCAGACACCAAACTGGGCAGAGATAGCGGTCTAAACAAGAGGTTTAGCATGGCAACTTATGTAAATAATTTAAGATTAAAAGAGATCGCCACGGGGGATGAAAGTGGTACATGGGGCACTTCCACAAACACGAATCTCTCGTTAATAGCGGATGGGTTTAGTTACGGCACGTTAGAGGTTGCAGCGGATTCTAATGAGACTTTTACGATTCCCGATGCGAGTGCAAATGCTGCTCGTGGGTTTTACCTGAAGTTTACTTCTGCGGGTTCTTTAACTGCCACGCGTACCCTTACTCTTGGTCCCAATACTGTTTCTAAGATGTGGATAATTGAGAATGCTACGAGTGGTGGTCAAAGCATAACGATAAAACAAGGTAGTGGTGATACGGTAACTATAGCAACAGGTGCGGCAGCGTTCGTTTATACGGATGGGGCGGGTTCTGGGGCTAAAGTTGTCAATGCGATGACTAGCACCACTTTTGTTACCCCTCTTCTGGGCACTCCTGCTTCTGGTGTTGCAACTAATATTACCGGACTACCCTTAACCACGGGCGTAACTGGCACACTACCAGTGGCTAATGGTGGTACGGGCATAACAAGTTTTGGTTCAGGTGTAGCAGGATGGTTAGGAACTCCATCTTCAGCTAACCTTGCCACTGCGGTAACGGATGAAACGGGGTCAGGGTCATTAGTCTTTGCCACAAGCCCTACATTGGTAACACCAGCTTTAGGCACACCAGCATCCGGTACGTTGACTAACGCAACAGGACTTCCAATTTCCACGGGAGTGTCAGGACTTGGAAGTAATGTGGCGACCTTTTTGGGAACCCCCTCTTCAGCTAATCTTGCCACTGCGGTAACGGATGAAACGGGGTCAGGTTCATTGGTTTTTGCTACAAGTCCTACCTTAGTCACTCCGGCACTTGGCACTCCTGCTTCTGGTGTTGCAACTAATATTACGGGTCTTCCACTAACTACAGGTGTTACCGGTACATTACCTATTGCCAACGGCGGCACTGCTGGAACAACAAAACAAACTGCGTTATCCAGCCTCTTCCCGTCTTATTCCGGTAATGCAGGGAAAGCCGTTATGGTCAACTCGGGGGAAACCGACCTTGAGTACGGCCTTCTTCCGGGTTCAGGCACAGTCACCTCCGTTGCAGGTACGGGCAATGTTAATGGCATTACGCTTACTGGAACAGTCACAAGCATTGGTAACTTGACTTTAGGTGGAACTTTATCTGGGGTTGATCTTACTTCGCAGATTACAGGAACTCTTCCTATTGGAAACGGTGGTACAGGTTCCACTTCCACTACTTATTGCAGCCTTACAGCCAATGTTTCAGGAACTCTCCCTGTTTCCAATGGTGGTACAGGAGTCACTAGTGTAGGTTCGGGTATTGCTACATGGTGGGGAACACCCTCCTCGGCTAACCTTGCCAGTGCTGTTACCGATGAAACCGGATCAGGTTCGTTAGTATTTGCAACAAGCCCGACTTTGGTAACTCCGGCTCTTGGAACTCCATCAAGTGGCACATTGACC